GTGGACGACGAGAGCCTGGGCGAGAACGTGGTGGCCGAGGAGCTGTTAACGAACATGCAACACAGCTACTCGGCCACCAGGCACAGCGCCGGAGGCCGCAGCAGTTACGCTACGGCCTCCGGTTGTATTAAATGTCGGTCGCCTTGAACTCCTTCCAAGGCTTCCATTCGCCATCTTCCATCATTCGGATGTCCAGTACCGGGTGCGCCCAGCTGAACGCCGGAAGATAGATCTGTACCAGACTGCCGTTTGGCTGGCTGTTCTGGTTGGCTGCAATCACCCATAGGCGTCCACCAGACGGAGCCGGCAGATTGGCCACACTTGCGGCCACAGATGCGTTTTGTACGAATCCTGTGAAACCAATTTCACGGTAGTTGTTGAGATCGCTGCCTGCAGGGATGCATTCTCCAAACGTTCCGGCTGGCGTGGGGATACCCCGGTTCGTCACAAAGCAGCCGTTGTACCCAAACATCATTTCGATGGTTTTGCCGTTCAGTGTAGACAAGGATGTACCGGAAAGATACGCCCGATGCAGCATCGTATTGCTGAGATACTGCAGCCGGTAAAACCGTGCGACACCATAGGCCGCCGTCAAATAGACGGATGCACCCATGGAGCGGATAAAGTCGTGGCTGTCCCGGAGATCGAGACCGTGGTGCGGTAGCTGGATCACGTCCACTCCCTGCACGAGGGGCCACATCTTGTCCTGTGCGGGCTGCTCGATATCACCGGTCAGGACCAGAGTCTTGTCCCCGACTCGCAGTCGTGCGCACATGGAGAAGTTGTTGTAGTTGGTGTTTCCGGTGTCTACCAGATCCTCATTCAGCGTGTAGTCATAATACCCTGCGATGGTGGGCGCTGCAACGTTGTAAAATTCCAGATACACAGCATCGGAAATCTGTACCAGCATGCCCTCCGTGGCGGGCTCCACGATCACGCCGCCCGCAGCTGTAATTGCTTGCTTGATGCTGGTCTGGACGGTCTGATAATTTGTCCCCTTAAATTCGCTCCAGCTGACAGCGCCGTTAGGAAGATACCATTTTTCCACGGGGATTCCGCTGTTGAGGATTGCCGTAACGCCCGCCAGTGTACAATGGTCGCTGTGATAATGGGACGCAACAAATGCGGTAATTTTGCTGATCCCCTTTTGCCGCAGATACTGCAGCAGGCGGTTCGCGCCGTCATTGCCGTGGTCATAAACGATGCAGAAATCCTTGTTATAGATCACCATGCAAAGGGAGTATCCACGATCAGGGTCGCCGGATACTGCGTCTGGGGCCGACAGCATTGCCAGTGTGGCAGTCACCTTCAGCCCTTCGATGGATGCGTCATTTGCCGCAATGGCTTCATTCGCCGCCTCGATGCTTGCAGTGTTGGCGTCCACCTGCGCCTGTATGTCGCCCAGAATCTGCTGGTTGACCAGATCGGCCAGCTGCCCATTGTTATACATCTCCTGGAGCTCATCCTGTACAATCTTCGGAATGTCCGTGTTGTCCAGAATGTCCTTGGTGTCCTTCACGGTTTTCAACAGCCAGTCCAGATTGAGATCGTGGAAATTTGTATAGGGGAATTGTTCGAAAGCCATTTTGAAACCTCCTTTAGTAAACCAGTAAAACGAATCTGTTTTTGAAGTCGTTGACGATGATATCCACCATGGACAGTTTACGCCGCAGATCGACTTCTTCCCGCACCATCGCCGCCGAAGTTGTAACGCCGATGTTGCCATGTACGCGGCCTTTATGGGCGCTGTTTGAATCAGCGGCGCTCTGGCTTCCGTCTCTGGGAGTCATTTTGCCGCTGTCAAAACCGGCCACTTCGCTGCTTCCGGCTCCCTCAGAGTGTGCCGTGTCCTCCCAATCTTCAAACCGGTTGTAGTTTTCGATGGGATCGTATTCCGCCATGATTGCTTTGTACTGGCGCTGCCAGCTGGGCAGCATGGATTTAGACCACAGGCCGATGGCCGTTTGCAGCACGACCGGCACCGGATACAGCACCTCCAGATCGGCACATTCCAGCAGTATGCTGTTGACCACTGTTTCCTTGTCCACACCTTCCGGCAGTTCCAGCCGGTCGAAAATCTGGCTGTCATAGTTGTAGAGGCCCAGTACAGATAGCTTACTCCGCATTGTCAGGCACCTCCTCCGTCTGTGGCACTGCCGGTTCCGGTTCATTGCGCCAGTCCACGGACAAGTCTATACCGAACATCTTGCGGGCATCCTCGCAGCCCTGCCGGAGGGATTCAAGCCACAGTTCCGGTAGATTCCTTGTTTCCACATTGTTTGCGTTGACTTCGTCAGAGATTAGCCGCTCCTTTTTGTCTGTATTGGCGTTAGGGATGCCCACCTTGGTATCAAATTCGGCCTCGATCTTGCGTAGATCGGAAAGAAGATCGCTGACGATGTAGTTCTGGCCGACATTTTGCTGGAAAGCCTCCCAGCATACCGTCCCATCATCGTTATACAGCGCCTTGTCCACCACCACCGCAGGCTCCCCGCTGGCGATACGGTCATACAGTTTTTTCAGGCTTTCCGCTGCATTCTTATTGGATGCCGTAAACACATAGGACAGCTTGCTGTTCAGCAGATTCACGTCGATGGCTTCGCTGGCCAGAGCCATTTCTTGTGCATAAAAGCTTACCAGATCCATGATGCCGCAGAAGTCCGGCTGCAGCTTCAGCAGCACACAGTTTCTGCCGATTTCCGGCTCCATCGTCTGGCTGATCAGGGGATTCTGGATGATGACGGAACGGGGCTGGTAAAAGACATTATATCCCTTTAGGCCGCAGCCCTGCGGGATAACTCCGAATTTGTCGGTGTTGACGATGGCAATGAAGCCCCAGCAGTATAGCGTATACAGGAAATAGTCCCGGCTCCATGTGGCGGGCATTTTCCACTTGAATACACTGATGGCTTTTTGCAGCAGATAGCGTTGGAAAAACCTTGTCAGACCAACATTTTTGACGTGTACGGTGTTAGGTGTGGTCTGGGAAATGATTGCGTTTTGATAGTCGTAAAAGATCGGTGCGCCGGTCATTGGTTTCGCCTCCTCATAAGCCACCAATAGGGTACATTAGTTTGTGTAACATTATGCTCGGTTTTGGTGCTTTGTGGTTGTTTGTTATCGCTTGGCAGCTGGACGGGAGTCTCTTTCTTTGTGTCGCTGTTACTCATACAAGAATCCTCCCGTCAAATAGCCGCTGATGGTGGCCATCTCGCTTTGGGTGCAGGGAAGGGACATTTCCGGGTCTGCGTGGATCTGATACCCCGGCAATGTGTCAATTCTGCGCACCTGGCACAATGGCCGCCCACGATCCTCATTGTTTTCATCCACGATCTTGATAAAAGTCGCAGTTAGTTGCGGCGGCGTGTCTAACTGCGATGCAGATCCATTTACGCCGATCGTGTTAACTTTGCCCATCACGCTGTTGACGGCATTTCCAATGCCCGCCACCGCCCCGATGGCGTTCCCTGCGACTGCGCTTGCTATGCCGCCTACGGCGGAGACAAAAGCGCCGCCGACATTGTGCGTCACCTGCGACAGCTGCACCGGCTGCCCCACTTGAGCGACGGCCAAAACTCTGCGTCCGCCGCCGATGGTGGTAGTTAAAACGCCCTCGCCGGTGATGTCATCAACATCAATGTCAAACGTTACACTTGATACGCCTTTTAAGTCTTCGGGATCCAGACTAATGCGCCCCCACGGTCGGCAATCCAGCATATACGACGCATAGGGCGCGCAATTCAAATATGCTCCCCGTTCGGCTGCCTGCGGATGTTTTGGCACCGCTAATGTGAAGTGCGCATGATCCACGCTGCCCATATGCGCATTTAGTCCGATAACGCCGGTATTCCACCACCCAAGTTTGACGGCGCTTGCTCTGCCGCCACCGCCTGCGGGGAATGGCAAGTAAAGAACGGATCGCAAGTACTGCATGGGATCAAACGCTGCTTTTGCCATCCAATCAACTCCAGCTGCAACGCCTTGATAAAAAGCATCCGAAAACGCCGCCTTGCTGAAATTGTCAAACTCCTCCGGCGTTAAAATCGCATAATCTGTAATACCGCCGTCTGCGACGGTTCCAACCACATACTCCCCTTTCAGGTCAAATGGAGACTCTGCCGTGCTGACATCCAGCGCAACGTCTGTTTTGGCTGGGTATAGCGTATCTTGGATGTTGCCATCAAAGGCGGCAGCGCTGCGCAGCACATAGGCGCTTTGTCTGCCGATCTCCGTCTTCCAGCTGGCCAGAGCATCCACGGAACAGGATGCGATCCACTGGCCATTACTAAAAGACCACCCAGAGATCCAGTAATACCGCTTAAAAGTTCCCACATAGCAGTAATTATATTGCGTGGGATTGCTGCTGCCGCCCCGGAAACTAAACACAAATACCGGATTCAGCAAGTCAAAGTCGTTGTTGGTCTCACAGTCCACCATGGTGGCGTCGCTGTCCGACGGTCTCTTTGTGCTGTTTTCTTTCTTGGAAAACTGCCACAACTTTGCAGTAAACATTGATATCACCACCTTCGTGAAAAAATGGCCGGACGACCGAAGCCGCCCGGCCTTGCGCATTAGTCAAGCAGCAGTACAACGCCCTTTTCCGTGTGGTCGTTGTATATGCGCTGCGTTTCGTGCATCCAGATGTTCGTGTAGCCGCCGCGAGCGTTGAACGGAGTCGGATTACTCCAGCTCTGGGTGTTGGCAACGCCGACCGCCTCGGTGTCGACGATAACACCAAAGATATTTGCCTGCTGGACGTTGGCGGTGGACGCCGTCACAGCGCCATCTGCGCCAATTCTGGCCACCTTCATGTTGATACTGTCGGGGGTTTCGGCAGACTGCCAGAAGTTAACGGTCTCCGTCTCCGGCATGGTCAGAAGTCCGTCGTGATAGGTGTCTGCAATGGCCATCATGTCCATCTGGTGGCGGGCAGGCGCGTACAGGTACACCCGCTGCATAGCTTTTGGCGTATGCCGAATGACGTGCTTTCCGTTGACCACCGTCTGGAACAGCTCCGTCCGCTCCGTCATCATGTCGGAGATCTGGGCGATACGAGCATAGGCCCACTGGATAAACGCCCTAAAATTCGCCGGCTGGTAAACCATCTTCGGGTTCTCAAACTCCCTACCGATCGCAATCTGGTACTCCGTCAGCAGATGCACGACTCGGCCGTCCTGCTTCTCGTCGATTACACCGCCGATAAAGTTGGCCAGAGCGGCGCGGGAGACATTCTCTCGGATGTTTTCCAGCTTGTCAGACATATTCCCGGCCACCATGCCCATAAAGCTTCCCAGCTGATCCGGGCCGGTGAAGGCATTGTCCAGCTGATCTTTGAAAATCGTGTACCAGTCCTCCCACACATTTGCCCCGTAGAAGTTGGTCTGCAGGATCTCCGGCTTATTGATGACATACTGGTCTACACTCTGGCCGTTCCCCAGAGGATTGGACGTCTGGGCGGCATCGTATGCCACCGGCCACTTGTAGCGATCGTCATCGCTGATGGGCTTATCCGCAATGTTCAGCTTGCGGACGTGGTTGCCCCACTGGGATTCCGTCTTTTCCAGGCCCTTAAACTTGCGAGAATAGGGCCGCGTGGAAAAGATGGTGCGCGTCAGCACCTGATTGATAGCGTTGATCACAGGATCGTAGCCCGTGGCCAACGTGGTGGTTGCACAGCTGATAAAGCTGTGAATGTCAGTTGCTACCATAGCCGACTGACCGGTCGCCTGCTGCTGGATGCTGTTCAGCAGCGTGGCGGCCTGCTTAAAAGTCATTTCACCAGCCATAATGTACCTCCTTATTTATTATTTTGTCGGGTGAAATTCAGGAGGATCGATGATATTTGCCAGAATATCATCGACCGATTCCTCTCTGGGCTGCGCGCTGTTCAATATAGCGCTTTGCTGGATCTGTGTGGTCAGCGCATCAAGCTTTCCCATCAGATCCGCATAACCGTCCGGCTGCTGTACCGGCTGCTGTGCCGGCTGCTGTGCCGGCTGCTCTTTAGCAGCCTTTGCGATGACGGCAATCTGCTCCGCCGTGTAGCCAGCAGTTGCTAATGCGATGATCTCACTTGCTTTCATACTTTTCCTCCTTGATAAAAGCATCGAATCCGTGTGCTTTCACGGATTCCAACATTTTTTCGGCGTTCTTCCTATCTCGGAACGCTCCGACTTGTACATGATACAGTGTTTCTGTCTTGGGTGCTTCGTCGTTCGGGGCCTTGTAGGGAATCTCGAAGTATTCACACACGCCCTTGCAGATCGCTTCAGCGATAGTTTTTGTGTGGGTGATGATCCAGCGGGCCGTCTCCGGGACATCGTGAAATTCGCATTCGCAGTACACGGTCGGGGCCGCTGGCTTTCGAATTTCGTACAGGCTTGCGTCTGCGCTGATGTTGTCAGACTTTCCCGGTGTCAGCGGCGCCAGACTGTGATAGACACACAGACCGGCCTTGCGGCCCTCCCCCGTGTTGTCATAGGTGTAAATGCGGGTTCCGGACACCTCGCCGTTGCAGGCGTTGGTGTGGATGGGGATGTAAAGGTCTGCGCCCCATGCATCGGCATTTGCACATTTTGCGGTCATGTTCTGATAATGCTGCAGCCGCACCGCAAAGCCGCAGCGTGTCAGCGCTTCCTCCAGCGCCACGGCGATTCTGCCGCACTGGATCGCTTCACTGGTGTTGCCGTAGGCGTACCGGTTATTCGTTTGATCACTGGGGCTCAGAAAAATTTTCTTTGCCATCAGGCTCTTTCTCCTTTCGAATGATGTTGTCAATGCCCGGAGTAAATGCTGTCAGATTTTCGATGATGCTGCCAATCTCCATCAGCGCCACATAGCCGCAGCCGGTCTTAAACAGCGGAAGGCCCGTATCCAAGCCCATTGCCGCTGACTCGATCTCTACCAGATACAGCAGACCAAGCACCAGAATCTCCCCGGCCTTGTGGAAAAGACCTTTTCGCATCACACTGGACTTGAACGCTTTGTTATACAGCGCCTTCAACAGGCCGGACAGGATGTCCATCACAATAAAGACTGCTACACCAATTACAAATACTCGCATATGACACCTCGTTTCGTTTTGTAGGGAGGGAGGGCATCAGGAGTCTGTCAAACTCACGCACGCCCTTCCGGGGCTGACATTGTGCGGCCCTCCCTCCTTTACATAATACCATACCATTGTGTTATGTCAAGTATTTTAATAGCAGAATCTCGCAGAGACGTTCCTCGAACACCACCCGGCGCTGCATATATGCTTCCCACAGCCACGAATACGCTACCTTGAAGCGCCGAAGCTCGGACGGCCCTGTTCCGTAATGCGGGGGATTCCCAGACGGATGTGTACTAAAATAATAGTCCTTCTGACCCTTGATGCGGTATGCAGTCAGCTCTCCCACCGTCACCACCGGCACCAGCTGGTGCAATGGTATGGATTGGATCCTGTTTTCACCGGCACCTGCAAAGGTGTTCCCGATGGCCATCTGGCTGTATTCGCCGTCCTTCGCAAGTCTATACAGGGCTGTCGCTGTTTTCTCTTGGGAAATGGGGGATTTTTGCAAAATGATCATACAAATCCCACGCTTGGGATCGATGTAAACCTCCTGTCCTTTGCGGCGCATAGACTCCGCTTTTCGGACAAGCCCCAATTCCAAAAACACCGGGTTGCCCAGGTCATTTGCATTGGCAAGACATAAAAGCTGACAAGGTGCAGCGCCGTCCAATTCCCGGTTACGGTTGATCGTCTCATAGGCGTTAAACAGTGCTGCAGCTTCGTTTTTGATGGGTCTTTCATGCGCTTCCGGTATAAACTCGTCGAAGATGATCAGATCCACGTCGCTGGCATCAAAGCCACGCATATTGGAGATGGTGGACAGTGCGCAGGTATAACCGATGCAATCGCCGGTTACCTGTGGCGTTCCGTGTTCGTCCAGCTGCCCGTCGTAAAAGCCCGCCGTGTATTTGCTTAGCGATCTGCTGACCGTGCATTGGTGGTCTATACGGTCAACTGCCTTAAAGGGGGAATATTCCGGCTTATTGATCAGATCCACTTGGGATTGCATCCGGCGGAGCAGCATGAAACGCGCACCTGTGGCGCGATACCTCCGACGCGCTTCCCGCAGCGCGCCGAAGGTTTTACCCGTGCCACGACCGCCAACCACGAAAATAAACGGCTGCTTACATTTTAAGATATCGGGGATGTTCAGATAGCCGCGGCGGTCGTAAAGGTTCATTATTACACCTCTGCCAGAGCGGCACTGACCATGTCAAGGATCATGTTCGTCTCTTCCTCGCTGAAACGCTTGTAGACGATCCCCCAGTATTTCCCATCCTTCCCTTTGCGGGAGGGAAGCCCGATAAAGTCGCCGTTCTTGCCCTCCACCACACGACAGCCGTAGATGGTAAAGTCGTCGATAGTCAGGTCAAACAGCACATCCTTGTCAAACTGCACTGCTCTTCTCACGGAATACTCGTGGTTGTAGGTCTTGGTCTCGCTCGTTGTGTTACGGTTTCTCATAATATTTCCTTTCTGCGTGTTAAGCTCGCCAGCTTATAAACATTATTTATCCCGGAACCGATGTTTGCATAGCAAATAGTAGTCGGGATCGCTTAAGATATCCTCATAGTCTTGTGTGATACCTACACGGTATGTGCTGTCCCGGATCAGGATGTTCGGCACCATTTCAAAACGATGTCCTTGCCATTCCTCCATGTGGGGCACCACATCGTCATTATAAACACTCTCTGTGCCGCCGGCCTCCACAAACAAAAAACCAGGCTTAAAAGCAGTAATGCCGCCATGCTTGTCAAGTTCTGCGCCGCCCTTCTCTTTGTTCACGCCTGCGATGGTACAGCGGCATTTCCCATCTTCGTAAACCGTGACATACTTCTTTGCACCCAGACTGATAAAATGGTTCGCAGTATGCTCCTGCTCGTACACGCCCATGTAATGTTCCTCGCCGTGGGGATCCGTTGCGTGAGCGCCAGACCGGAGACTGTCTGTCATGCGCTTCTGGTTGTACTTACTCCAGTCCACATTTCCAATGTACTTGACGGAATCTGTATCACAGTAAATAGGCCAGCTGTGTTCTCCGTAGGCCATACGCAAACCTTCTTGCAGCCGGTAACGCGCCCAAGCTGTCACCCAGACGCCCCACTGATAGCACAAAAACGCACGTTTGCTGTTGGCGGTCAGCAGATCCTCGATCGGTTCATCCTTCTGCCGAAAGAGCCAGTCTGTGCCCTCCTCGAACAAAATTGACTGCTTCACTGGATCCTGCGCCATCATGCCATATAGGGAATTCAGCAGATTTTTACTTTTACTGTAAAATGGCGATTCGTGGCCGTGTTCATCCAACACGCCCTTTAGCCGGGTTTTAGTCTGGTAGTAGTCGATGGTGCAGCGCACCAGCGGCGCCGGAAGCCGGTCATATCTGCTATGATAGCCGGTCAGGATCTCAATATCGCTGAAATCATACTGGTCTAAAATGATGCGTAAATCGATATCTGTGATTGTGGTCTCCAGCATCTCCGCCGACAGGATGCGGCCATTGTCCAAAATGGGATGGATCGTATTCCGGCATTTAGCATAGCTGATATACGGGAATCCCCATGCCGGATCCGACAAGGACACATCCCACAGCCGGACACGCAGCAGCAGCGCATAACCACGATGATACAAAACCATGGCGCGGTCGATGCCGCCGTCAAATGCATAAAAGCGGCCCATGGGAAACTTGCAGTTGCACATAACATCTGGATAGCTGCTGCTGCGATCTGCGCTATGCACATTGTCCAGCACCTTGCCGGCAAAATGGCGGTTGCAATGGGTATCACCGCCACGGAACGCTTCACGCAGCATTTTATACAGCTCCACGTCCGGCTGCAGATCGCGAATCATTTTGCCGGAACAGAAGCGCATCGCCCGCTTACAGTCACGCCGGACATAACCTGTGCTGGTCATGGGAACAGAATAAAGGTTGTCCTTATCTCTTGCCATTTCGGCCTGATACGCTTCCACCAGTCCCAGAACATCATTCTGGCAGTATTGCAGCTGACGTTCGGTCAATGGTGTGTCCGGGAAGCGCAGCTCCTTATAGTCAAATTCGTCGCCGTCCAGCTTCTGGTGGTCAACGTGCATCTTTTTTGTATACTGCTTTAACGACATATTGCTGTGCAGCATGGCACACCGGAATTCCAAGCGCTTGTCAGCCATCGTACATTTCAGGATCCGCCGGGAGTCCACGGCAAAAACCTCGTCCGGATGGAATGTGTAAATGCCTCGCAAAAACTGGAATTCATAGGACAAATTATGCACCAGTATAACCAAAGATGCGTCGCCGTGATCGTCCAACGCCCGGAGAAGCCGCTGAATAAATAGGCGCAGCTCTGACCATGTACGGCCGTAGACCGTGTAAAAATCGCCAAATTGCCATTGCCATATGTAAAGCAAGGATTCCTCACGCTCCGGGTGGTGGCTGGTCTCGATATCGAAGGCCGTGATAATGTCCAGATACTTGCGCTCTTGCTTTTTCGCAGGATTGCCGCGCTTGCGTTTTGCAAACCCCACTTGCTTGAGAAATGCCAAATCGACATCAGAAGCCCGCACCATAGGTGTTGTGTTCATCGCATCTTGCCTCGCACAGATTTAGAGCTCTGCCGCTTACTGGGATCACGCCGAAGATATTGCCGCGCCGTATTGGGGTCATCGGTGATGTCTATCTGATTCAAATAAAAATCAAAGTTGCTTTTCACCCGATCCAGAGGAATTTTTGAATATTTGGCGCTTCGGTATAAGGCCACGACTTCTTCGAAGATGTACCTTTGTCCCTTCAATTCACGGGCAAACTCCAAAAACTTGGTAAACTCCTCGTAGTTTCCTGAATTCAGCCAATTCATTCCCCAACGATCCTTAAATGTGTTGATCGACTTCTTTGTCATAGCACGAGTCCCTGACAGTGTGCTGGTCTTGGATTCCAGAAACCCGGACAACTCCGTCAGGCCAGCCGCCAGCTGGCGCTTATTTAACTTATATGGAGATGTTGCTCCTGTCAGAAAATGCTTATTGGCTTGGTATGCATAGCTGCCCTCATATTTTGTGCCTTGGAATGCTTTCAAGCGGGCCTGCGCTTCAATGCGCAGCGCACGGTATTCGGCCAGCAGCTGCTTTTTGTTATAATTTTCTGCAAGAGCGCTGGGAAGCTGGTAGTCGCTGATCGGGAAGGAATACTTAACGCGATGACCCTTCGCACTACCTTTTGGTTTGCTTTTCGGCTTACTTTTCGACTTGCTGGCCATGCATCACACTTCCCTTCTGCTGCAAGTCCCTGCGGCGGCGATATGCCTCCATGGGATACCAGCCGCATTTAGCGCATTCACAAGCGCCGATATTGCACTTGACGCCGATATTGTAGGGGCATAGCTGTTCGCCGGTTTTACTCTTCGACATCCTCGATCACCTCCAGACATTTTAGTAATAGCCATGCCACTTCGGTGGATACTAAGATCGCAAATAACAGCATACTTAAACCTCTCTTTCCTTAAGACGTGCATACCGGAGAAATCTGGGACTACCAAACGGCGAGACGGCCAGCGCCTTCTCTCGCTGGCGATCTCTCTCAGCGTAACCGGCCATTCGCTGCCGGTCGTATTCTTGGAATTCTCGGCACACGCTCCGGCAATTACAAGTCCGATGCGGGCAATCTTTACTACAAGGGCATTTCATTGGTATTGTCAACCTCCTCCAAATAGTCGCACCACGGAAAACATGATACGTCCGATCCGATTGCAGGACATTCCAGCGGATCAGGACAAATGCAAATTAACATTCCGCACCTCCTTACTCGCAATCAATTCACAACATTTTGGATAAATACTAGTCATTACACTTTCATTTTATTAAAACCATTCTTCTCCAAAAATGCTTATATTTTCGCAATATTCAAACGCTACGCCAATAATAACCCCCTCAACAGAAAAGAAAGTTAAATTGCTATTCTTGCCTTGCTTGTAATTTTTTTCGCTAAAAAAATGCTCTGCTTCACAAGTCAATCCGCCAATTTCAACTTTTATTTTGTCTACAAACTCCCAATTATCAACGCAATCGGAATACATTTCATCATAGTTCATCATCCCCGCTTCTCCTTTCTTATCTCCTCCATCAGCAACAGCCGCACACCCTGACACAGGGCATACACCAGATCGTTCTGCCAGATGTCCCGGCTCTCCTTGACCCGGCACATCCCCGTCTCGATAGCGTCAAGCGCTTCCAGCAAATCATCTCGCCTTGCCATTTTGTTCCTCCCCTCGGAATACCACAACCATAGAGGGAAACGGGGCTGGATTGGCTGCTTCGCCAAACCGCAGCCTCCCCCTCACAAAACGAATTTCAGCCTTTCCGTATATGTACTCGTGGAACCATTTTGTGTCCGTCCGTGCGGGCAGCAGCATTACTACCACCGCACCAGACTTTGCTGACAAGGCAGCTTTCTCCACCCATTTGCCTATTTGACGGCCATATGGAGGATTGCACCATACCACACCCTCCCAAGGCTGGGTAAGCCCATCCACCTCCGGCGTGTAATACCTGGTAGTCTTTGCGTTTTCCGGCAAAGCGCATACGTCCAAATTAAAGCCAAATTCCCGGTCCAGTTCGTTGAAAAAGTCCTGCGGTGTCTCCCACTTATCCGTCTTACTGCTGAACATCAAACTTGCATCCATCACTTTACCTCCTAAATTATGGTGTCCTCTTGGAGCCGCTCTCCGGCCCACTATTATTATACATCTCTGGCCGTAGTATTCCAGTTACAAATAGTTACATTTAGTTACAAAACGGTAACAGCTGTGGCCCCGATGCTGTTGTATAAGCGTTAAC